ATGTTACCAGAACGCTCATCGTTGGATGAGAGAAAGGATATATTGGCTTATGCCAAAAACCTACTCGCTCATGCCGTCGTTGAGAGTGCTGTTCACGACCTGGAGTCGGTGTACTAATAGATTTTGTCAGTATGTTACTGACGTTTTCTATAGTATCCCGCAAGTTAACTCTGAATCGGATTATTCCTTTACAGAGCCTCTTGGGCACGTAGAAATAGTTGGTGAGTGTATAAAATTCACTTATCCATTACCGGACGTTTTTAAGCGTTCGGGAAGGATTCGTGAATCACTCACTAACTAATCTGTGTGCTACTTTAGGTGGATACTTTATGTATCCATCGTGAAACATGAACCAGAAAGGAACACCTTCCTATGACTAAGTCAAAGGTTGGTAAGCTAGTCAAACTAGCTTGCGACACTCGTATTGCGCCGTCCGTCACGGACCGGTTCATTCACTCATATCTTCAAGCGATCGACAGCCCGCGTAGTCTCGCTGTTTGGCTACTCTATGAGAATAGAGAACACCTGCAGCTAACTAAGCTAACTGTCGAACCGAATGACTACTGTAGTCCTTCGGCGTTTCGCGACGCTTACATAGCAACCAAATTCTTGTCTAAGGCCGATTTCTTAGAAACCGGCATAGATAGGAAAGCGGTAGCTATGTCTAAGTTTGACCTCTTTGAGGTCAAGTGTGGCGAGCAAAATCGGTACTTCAGAAACTTGCTTTCTCATCCTAACTTCTCGGATGAGAACGTGCGCTTGCTTTCGCTAGCGCGACGTAAAATAGCAAGTATCCTCGGTACCTTTTCGGCTGAAGAGTTTGTGTCGAATGGCAATTGGGGTCCGGGTGTCTCTACTCTTATTAAAGGAGAAGAGGTATCCGCCTTCAATAAGTTCCGCGATGAACGCGGAATAACACGAGACATGTATTCCCTGATTCGCGAGTGGTTTCATCTCGCTTATCCGCTTTGGAAGTCTGAACCACTCACCCTTACGGGTGAAGGTGCTCTTACTTTACAAAGTGGGAATACCGTTACCACAGTCCCTAAAGACAGCAAGACTGATAGAGTCATAGCTATTGAACCAGGATTTAACCTCTGGTTTCAACAAGCGATTGGCACTATGATCGTCAAGCGTCTAAGGAGAGTGGGAATCGACCTAACAACACAAGAGAATAACCAGCATGCTGCATGGCTATCAAGTAAAGACGATAGTCTTGCAACTGTTGACTTTTCTAGTGCGAGTGATTCCATTAGCTCGGCCGTTGTTGAAGATTTACTTCCTCAACGATGGTTTACGCTAATGAACTCGAGTCGATCCCAATACCGCCAAGGTGAAGACTTCAGTGTTAAGTGGAACAAATTCTCCAGTATGGGGAACGCGTTTACTTTTCCACTGCAGTCACTAATATTTTACGCTTGCGCTTGGGCTGTTTTGCAGCTTAAGCAAATCAAGGGTACTATATTAGTTTTCGGTGACGATGTTTTGTTACCGAGAGAGGCCTTTTCCACCTATTCATCATTTACTGAGTTCCTTGGATTTACGGTTAACACTGACAAGTCATACAGTCAGGGTTATTTTCGCGAATCCTGTGGCGCTCATTATTATGATGGAGTTGACTGTAAACCCTACTACTTCAAAAGTAGGATCCGACAAGTCTTTGACTTGTATAAGGCGGCCAACGGCGTACGTCTTCTATCCCACCGTTCCATGTCTTCACAGGCATGTGACGTTAGGTTTCGAAGTGTACATCGTCAGCTTGTCAAGGCGTGCCCAAAACCGTTGCGGTTTTGTACACCAATTGACAATGTGTCAGGTGGCTTTATCAGTAATTTCGATGAAGCTACCCCATCACGCGCTAGAAACGGTATCGAAGGATACCGCTATAGCGGCCTTATCGAGCGTGGTTTAACCCGCGCTTCGGAAGACCCGGCTATTTTATTAGCTAGGCTCTGGGTTCCATCTACTCAAGAGTATAGGAATACCTATGCTCTTAGGGGGCGGACACGTATCGCCGTAAAACGCGGTATGCTCGTTCAACGATGGTACGACCTCGGTCCCTGGATCTAGTAGTAGCTTTGCAGCTATTAGTTTCCAGGAACTTTTCCCTGCCCCGACCATATACGTCATCGTATATGGTTGATCTAGGTTCACCACCTAGATGATGGGGCAGGTGGAGGTGGAAATTAATCCACCACTAAAGGGGAGTAAGC